CTGTTCATAAGCCTCTTTGTATTTTTGTTCGGCAGCTTGTTTAGCAAATGCTGCTCGTTCTTCAGCTTGTTTCCCTAAATACTGCTGTCCATCTGAAACCAATCGATTTAAACGATCATTTTCAGCTTTAACTCTTTGTGCATAGACAATTGCCTCATCTCGAAGTTTTGAGGCTTGTTCCTTTTGTCGCCTTTCTTCGTGATGCTTGGCGGTCAATTGATCAATTCTTTTCTGAACACCTTTGTCAACATTAAGAATTTCCTCATCAACAGCTTTATCATCTTTAACATCTTCGGCAAAAACCTTTTCTTTCTTCTCTGGTTTAGCCTCTGCATCGTCAATAATTTCAATATCAATTTCACCTTCGGGTTCAACCACTTCATCTGGCTTTGAGCCAATCTTTGATTTCACGCCTAAGAACTTTTCTTCTGTACTCATGGTTGAGTTTTCGTTTGCATCGCTCATACTTTTTCTATCCCTCTGGGATCATCAACCACTGCTTCGACATTATCATCATTGATGATGCGAAATTCTTTCCCATAAATCTTAATACGGGTGCCACTAAATGATCGAAACACAACAAAATCGCCTTCTTTACACCAAGGTCCAGTTGGGAATCGGGTTTCATCTTTGTAACAATCCGGACCCATTTTTAAGACAAAACCTGTAATCGTGGAGATTTCTTCATAGCGGATTGTTTCTTCCGCCTTGATGATACCACCTTCGGTCTTTTCTTCTTTTTCTGGGATTGCTATTAGGATTCTATATCCTGTGGGTTCGGGCAACTGTGTTGCCTCTTGCTTTTCTTTCTCTATATCGAGAGCAGTTTCCATGACCACCTCTTTGCACGGAATTATAAAAGGTTTCCGAGTTACCTTGCGGCATTATGCCGTTTTTAGAGTCGTTCTAATTCCTGAATAATATCCAAGAGTTCACGCTCTGCGAGGGCTAAACCCTCGATTACACCAGATTGATGTTTATATTCATCAAAGCTAGTACAACTTCCTGTGGCGATATTATCTGCTCTATCGTTCATCAGATCACGCAATCTTGACTTAAATTTCTCAATCAGCGTGTCGCCTGTAAAATCTTCTCTAGCCATCATTATTATCAGATGTTATATCAGATGCAAGTTTAGATGCAATCTCTGCGGCTTTCTGAGCTTCTTCGCTTTCAATCTTTTCGCCTTCAACCTGAGCATCAATAATATCACTAACCAATTTCTGTTCCATGCTGGATTCGGCAATCTTCTCTTGAGATCGAATCCGCTCAAGCTCAATAGCATCACGGCTTTGAGACTTCTGAGCATCAATCTGAGCATCCAACATATCGGCTTGAGCTTTACGTTGAACCTCAGCCTCCTTAATATCCAGTTCACGCATTTTAGCTTGAACCAGAGGGTCTTGCATTTGTTCTTGTATTCTTTGAGCTTCCGCTTCTCTTTGATGTTTCTGTAACAATCTTTCCGCAGCATCAGCAACCATTGACGATAATCGTTTCTCAATATCTTGTGGTAAAGGCTCACCCAACGGTGGAAGCTCGATACCCAATTCTTGTTCAATCTCGTCACGATATTGAAACGCTAAATGTTCTCTAATATGAGACTCCACTGAGGCTTGTAATAATTGCATACCTTGTGGATTATTTGCACCCATTTGAGCTAACTCTGGGTCTTGTATAGCGCTCATGTGAACCCTAATATGAGCCTCATGATCTTGGTATTCAAAGGCTTGAACTGGCTCACCATTCAACATACTCATGTTCTCACTCACTGGATCAGCAGGCTTAATGTCATCACCGAGAGGTATAATCTTATCAGCATCTCTAATACCTAATGTATCGAGCATTTGTCGATGTAGCTCAGGTAAATTGTAAATCTGTGGCGATTGTTGTGCTAATTGTAATGCCGCTTGATACTGCATAATTCTCTGAGCCATCGTTGCCGAATTAGGATCAGAGACTGGTTGCACATCAATTCGATCATCAAAATCTTCTGTCTTAATATCTGCATCAGGCTCGACCTCATAGGGATAAGCTGGAGCAGTAAAGTCCTTAATTACATTAACCAGAATATTAAACTCTTGTTTCATTGAGGCATGAAGTCTGGATTGAATAGCGCTCATAACTTTCATGGCTCTTTCCAAAATAGCCAGAGTGGTTCCAACTGGTGCTTCCTGTTTCATATCCGCTACATTCATATCCGATGCGCTGGTAAATCTTCTGCCTTCTTCTACAATATTTCCTAATAACTGATACAGCGTTGCTGACGGCTCTTTGTAAGGCAGAAAAGTAATATTATCTCTGATTGCTCCACCGGGGATATCCACATCTCTAAACTCACCCGGCATAATTGGCGTGTCATCGCCTTTAATTCTAAGCCCTCTGGACTTCAAGCCACCCGGTAAATTCGACAATGTGCCTGCATCTACAAGCTGTCTGAGTAAAGAAGTAGCAGATTTTGCCAAGCCACCAATCAAATGCACCAATCCAAACCCATAAAAACCAATTCCGGGTAAGTATTGATAGTGAGCGAAATGTTGACGCATCATACGATTGTCGTCTTTTTCATACCAATTTCTGCGAATTGCTAGGATATTATCGCTTGAAATGTCAATAGTGACCACATAAGGCAATGCAATACCTGTTGGCTCACCAGACTCATCTGTATCTTCAAAGCCTTCAAGGTCTAAATTCACCATCATTTCTAGCAATGTATAGCGATTATCAAAGTCATAAGTAGAACTATCGCCTGTTAATTCATCGTATTTCTTACGAATATCGTCTGGATCAGGCGATGGATCGGGTAAATCAATGTCTCTATAAAAGCCCGATACCTGTAATTTACGCACATCATTGGCATTTTTCTTCATAATATGCGTGGCTCGTTCTGCCATTTGCAGATCGGTAGCACCATAAGACACTATAAAATCCTCCGCAGGAACGAAAATCGCACAAGGTCTATCCATAGTAGGATCGTAATAAACTTTTCTAAAGGCTGAACCCGCTAAAGGCAGAGAAAACAATAGTTTCTCAGTCTCGGTTCGGTACTCTGTCATCTTATCGGTCAGCAAATAGTTCATATAATCCTGAACTCTTTTTGCTTGTTGCTCCTTTTCAGGAGTCGCAAGACCTAAAATCTTAGTGTTTACTGGTCCAGACGCTGGAAATATCTCGGTAATTGCTTGGCTTTGGAATCTAACCACCGCCTCTGTCAACATCGGGTGAAACACACCACACGCTCCGGGCCAAGGTAGAGTTCGATCTTCAATCTTTAAACCTAACTGATCCAATCCTTTGATATAGGTTTCTTCCCAATCATTTCTGGAATCTCGATCTCCCTGATACTGTCCAACCAGTTCAGAAGAGAGTTTTTGTAGAGCATCTTCAGACATTTCATCTGCCAAATTAGCAAAGAAATCTCCGCTCGGATCAAAGGCATCGGGATCAAAATCAATGATCATGCCTCCATCTTCGGTCATTTCCGCGCCATTAGCAGCAGTAATATCAACCTCTATACCTGCTTCTAGTTCTCCTTCAATTGGAGTTGCTGGTGTTGTTCTTTCAATTGCCATAATAATCCATTAATTATATTTTTGCTAAACGAGATGGAAGATTACCAATAACGCCACCTGAAGCAAAGGTATGTACTCCTTCTTTTAAAACTTTTTCTCTCATTTCTGGGGTGATTTTAATAGTGTTGGCTTTTACATTTTCTTTAGGTTTAAATACTTCACCCTCTTTTAAAAGTACGCTTCTTGTTGCATCTGTGCGTCTTATCTCTGCTCCAGCTCCAGCTCCATAAGTGTTATCAAAATCCAAACTTCCTTTTTCAAACTTACCACCATATTTCTTAGCCAATTTCTGCATTGCAGAAGGTATCTTCTTATCATACAGCGTTTCATAAAACTTATGGTATTGATCACTGTATCTATTTTTCATAGCGGCAGAAGTAGAAATGGAGATTGCATCTTTACCATCTTCAACCGCATCCATTAATAAACTCTTTATGCCCATATTGTACCAATCGTCTTTAAATGGGTAGTTGGGAATATCTCCATCAAGAAATTTTAATTTCTTTGTAATTGTTGTTGCTTTATCTATTCCTAAATCTCTTACTAAATTCAAAACATCTTCATTTTCTCGATAAAAATCTAAATCAGCCGATATACTTTCACCAGCTTTTGTCTTATCCAGAAACATTTTTTCAATATCATCTGCACTTTTTATTTCAAGATATTTACCAACATTTTGATTGCCAGATTCTGTTATAAAATTTTCAAAAATATAATCCTCTGATTTTGATTTGCCACTCTTAATTCTATTAAGACCTTCTACAAACCCATCGAGAGTATCATCATCTACAAAATCATGCCCCTCAACAAAAGTTGTTTCCACATTCGGATTGGGTTTTTTTATGCC